TTGACCTTTGTTAGCAACAATTACTGCTGCACCACTAAGTTCAGTAACACCATTAAATGAAGATAATGGACTACTACCAAACTCAAACAATTGACCATTCTTGAGTTGTATGTATTGCTCATTGGTAAGTTCAAACTGAGTTGGTCGACCTAATACATATGTACCACTACCAACTGAATACGTTGTTGAGATGGCTGCAGCTGCTTCATCATAAACCACGGCTGGGTAAGCAAGAACACTTACTTTAGAGCCAAATCCTTGACCAGAACCAGCGCCATATGGGAGACGGTTAACGAGCAAAGAGCCAGAAGAGTTGAGAGCAGCGCGCGCTGAGTGATAAAAATATCTTTCTGCTGGAGTCTTTGGAGCACCGTAAATTTGTTCAAACTCAGAAATATTTCCAAGTCCGATAACTTCATCGGTAGGTCCTTCGGAAGCGAATCCAGCAATATACGTTGTGGTGCCTGTTTGAGCTGTGCGTAGTGATAAATCACTCTCACGAATCTCGACACCAGGAGATTGAATTGTCCTATTAGCCATATCATTATTTATGCTTTTCCGGACAAAAATCTGTAACTATTTTAATTTAGTAGTTAATAAGTTTGGAGTGAATTTGTGAGTAGACAAAAGTCATCGATGAAGTAATTTCATCAGCATTTCTATAGTTATATTGTATTTCTCCTAAAGTTACTGGAAAAGCTTTTGTATAAGTAAATTCAATACGTTTATTATTAAACTCATCTAAACCGAATAATGTCATATCAGTCTGATAACTTTTAAAATCTTCATCTGTGACTAAATCAGCAGCATCGTATAGTCCTTCCTTTTGATCGTGCATCAAATTGAGCCATTTATAGAGCACCCAATAGTTATTAAACCCATTATCAATAGTAAATTCTACAGTTACTGGCGGGAAAGGCTCTCTTGCATGAGTTGAGTTATATAAGTTCGAACCGGCATATGGTATTTGTAATGCTGGAACGTCTAGTGTAGGTACAACAGCACCATACACAGAAAACTGAAAAGCATCTTCATTAACATTATATGTTTGTCTATCAGTTTTTGAATCAATCTTACGTAAAGCAGGTGGTAAAGAGAAGACAAGAGTAAACTTATCAGATCTACTTTTATTCAGAAAGGATTGGTCGTTTTGGTTTACAGCCATACTGTTATTTAATCTAAAGTTGTGTAAATCCTTGATCAATTAAATCATAATAATCATCACCCATTTCATCTTCTCCATTTGACATGCCCCAATAGACTGGATTAAGATCTGGACTACCTCCCGTGACTTCATTATCTGTATAAATTGAAGTAGGATCTTCAAATAACGATACCCCGAAGTCTAACGGCTCAATAATCTTTGGTCGACCTGTATCATCTTTTTCGATAATCTCAAAATATTGCTCACATATCTCATTATCTAAAATATAGTAACCATACATCAAAGCCATAACTAGGTCATCATGACACCCATGCCTGGCTTTCCAAGTACCATTAGGATAACGTACAAAATTTCGAAGCTCGTCTAAAGTTTCTGCGTCCCGCATAACAATTGACTTAAGATCATTCATCCAATATCGCATGTTAATAATGCCGCGGTGCTTGGTATTGGTATGAGCAATCATACCTTGCATACGTTTCTTTCTATGAGCAGCTTTATTACCATATGAAACAAGCTTTGGATAGCTCATATCATAGGCTAGTCGATCAACGACTTGAGCACCACAATTGTTACGCTCAACTAAAGCAAGAGGTGATCCATAGTTACGAAGTATCTTATAAACTTTGTTACTAAACTCCATCGGAGAGATTTTATTGTTGCGATATACAGCCACTTGTCTTACTTCTGCAGGATCGGTAATATCTAGCATCTGTATAATAGAACTATCCTTTCCAACTCCTTCAGCTGTATCAACGCCAGCAGCATATATTCTACCCTCTTGTGCTTCTTCCCAAACTTTATAGCAACCATCATCAAGTATAACTTTAGGGTCACATATCTGACGCTCCATCATTTCATACAAAGCATCATCAATAGAAGCTTCTCCAGAATTTATCCACTCGCAACAAAATTCTTGACGCCAAGCTTCATCAGATCCAATCGTTTGTTTTGTAGTAGCAGCCCATTTATCATCTCGACCAGGTACTTCATCCCACATTATTTTTCCATATGCCCACCCGTTTTCTTTTGTTTCAGCTCCATTATAAAGTCTATAGAATAAATTCTGCGTACCATTAGCAGTTGAACATACAAATGCTTTTGATTTTTTCGAAGAAGATATAATTGGAAAGACTGATTTCCAAAACTCATCTACTAAGTGCGGTTCAATAAATGCCATCTCATCAACTACCAGACAGTTAACAGACTGTCCTCGAGCAGCTGTACCTGTTGTAGTTGTAATACCAATTCGAGATCCATTCTCTAACGTCATTGACGTCTTAGCATATTCCTTAACTGGAGGTTTAAGCCAGTTAGGCAACTCTTCATAAGCCATTCTAACACGAGAGAAAATTTCAATAGCAGTTGCCTCTTTGTTTGCTACGAGAAGAATGCGTTGATCTTTTTGAAAGCATGCTTGCCATAGTAGATAGATTGTCATAAGAGTTGACTTACCAATCTGCCGAGAGGCTAAAAGAATATAAAAACGATTATCTCTCATAGCTCTTAATGCTTTCTTTTGAGCAGGGTATAGCTTAATTTTTTCTCTACCTGCATCTAAATTAACAATATAGAAAAAGTTTTCAGCAAAGTATAGAATATTCTTCTGAGCTTTTTTAAGAGATTTAATTTTATCAGGAGTATACTCTCCTTGCCAGTTACGATTGGGTAGATTGTCATTACCCATATAGAACATACCTGTATCCTTTTTTGACATAGACTAAGCTTATTTAATCTTATATTTTTATTTTACAACTATTCCTAGTTTTTATGACTAGTTGACATAAATATTAGCATGGCTAAAACAAAAGACCTTAAAGATCTCGGTGAGGTTTATGGTAACCTTGGTACAGAGGCTACTGTTGTTGCTGAGAATCTAGAAGCGCAAACAGTTGGTGATAAGAATGCCAATGTCGGTGATGCAGATATCCAACCTGGCGGACCAACGGCAGAAGGCGGATTTGAAGAATCGGAAGTTGATATTAAAAAAGTGGGAGATGATAACCCTTACAATGTAAAAGGACTTTCTTATGGGGATGATAACTGCCCTACTCTTGAGACGGAGCAACCAGAAGAGCAAGAAGCTGGAGAAAAGAAAGATGATCCGGAAAGCTCAACTGAAGAAGAGGATGAGGAAGAAAGTTCAGCAGAAGTACTTGAAATTGCGCGGGAGGGACTAAATAAATATATGGCCAATAAATCTATTTTTGATGAACTCTATGCCAAAGTCATTAACGAAGACTTCGGTATGGAAGAAGTTGACGACCTTGATGCTCTCGGTATTGAAGATGCTACTCCTGATGAGGAGCTTGCTGACGATGAAGATGACGACATGGAAGGTGAAGTTACAGTTACTCTAGACAAAGACATGGCGAAAGCCCTTTGTGATATTCTCCAAGCAGCTATAGGTGATCATGACGATGACGATGCTGAAGATGGTGATGATGACGATGCTGAAGATGGTGAAATGCATGGGCATGAAGATTATGAGGAGATGGAAGAGGATAACGAAGGAGAGCCAACTGCTTTTAACACACATTATAATGATGGTAAAAGTAATAAAGTTGGTAACACTGGAGACGGCTTCGGTCAACCTAAAGTTCAACCAATGAACAAAGTACATCACAAGCCAGCTGCTGGACCTTCTGACAAGGATGGTGAGCCTAAGTCCCATTCAGGAAGCTATAATGATGGAAAGAATAACAAAGTTGGTAACCAAGGGGATGGCTTCGGTCAACCTAAAGTTGAGCCAATGAACAAAGCTGTTAAGGCATAATTAACTTAAACATTTAACTTAAGAGACTCGTGCAAAGCACGAGTCTTTTTTTGTATATTGATATAACTAGCATAAATATATACATGCAGACATTTAAGGAATACTACCAGGGTAATCATATGATGAATGCTAATGCTACATCTGTACGTAAAGGTGGTAAAAGTATTATGCGCTCTGGTCGTAAACATGAGAACTTAACTAGAAAAGAGTATAAGCATAAATGTCCTCATGTTAAAAACCTTGTAAACGGTGGTGCTGGCTCGATTAATTTATTAGGTCAACCGCTTATGAACTCTCTACAACTATATGGTATGGAGTTTGAACCTGGTGCAGTAAAGGGTATAGGTAACTCTGGCGTAGAAATCGAAATGTTTGAAAATGAAGAAGGTCAGCCACAGGCTATACTTCGTAGAAAAAATAAGTAATGGCCTGCAATACTAACAGATTAAATTGTACTCCTGAAGAGGTTATGATGGCCGCAAGCATGCCTTGCGGTGAATTAGTGAATACTGATAATTTGCAGGCTGAGCAACTGGTGTATGACCTAGCCTATCGAGATTTAATCAACAATCATGGTATTAATATAGACTATTATATTAAACCGTTTAGTCTATCAGCTGCAAATATGTTATATGGAGAAGATCCTACGGCTGTTTTTGAAGCTGCTTCAGGTATGCAAATGTATGTAGAGTTGTCTCAAGATGCACTAGCTCTTACACAGTTTGGTTTTGACCCTGGTGATGAATTTACTGGCTTTATTCATATCGAAACTTTTCGTAATATGATGAGCGCTAGCGACTCATACAATAATTTGGAAGATGTTGAACCTAAATCAGGTGACCTTGTTGAAATAACTGGTCTTGGTTGTGATAGACCTGGTGGCCGGTCAGCAAACATTTACGAGATAACAGAACGGAGAGATGAAGACATTTCATCTATTAACCCTATACTAGGTCACTACGTATACCGTATAAGAGCTAAGCGGTACGAGTACTCATTTGAGCCTAACGCTCCTAAAGAATCTAAAAACGAACAAGTATATGATGACTCGCAATTCGGTACACTAAGTACAAATATTAGTACGGATAGTGTATCAGATGCTAAGACATATGATTGGGATATTGATGAAGATTCCCAGCAGAATGTTTATGATATGGATGTAAATGACAATAGCATTTACGGAGATTATTATTAAAAAAAAGCCGGTAGGTTAATATATTAACCTACCGGCTTGCTTAGGTTGTGTTATTCTTCGACTGTCTCTTCCTCTGCAGGTTCAGTCTCTGTCCATTGATCTTTAGCTTGCTCTTGAAGCTTATTAAAAATAACAGTAGCGGCTTCAGCAACCTGAAGGCCTTGTGATTTTACTGCTATATCGATAAGCCTAAAAAGGGCACCAGTTTCATTTTCGGTCAACGTTAGTTCAATTTCATTCATGGGTTTATATAATTAGTTATTTGTTTGTTTTCTTGCGATTTTTTTTGTTTGCTGCGCGCTTAGCCACACCAAATGTATTTTTTACATCTGGTCGTGCTTTAAATTGTGGTACAGATGTATTAGATTTATCTGTTGTTTTGGAGGGTTGTAGGAGTGATTTCAATATACTGTCTACATCAAACATTTGATTCACATCTTGATATGGACACTCATGACCAGCTCCAGTAAAATTATAATCATACAAATACGAATCAATAGTACCTTCAGGAAATTGCACCGGTGCTTTAATATTTGTATGTAAATCATAACCAAATAGTTCTGGTTGCGTACCTACCCAGACAACTGTTGCTGTTTTTTTCATAGCTGCTGCTGCATGTTGAAATGATGAATCAACAAATAAGCAACGATCTGCAATTTGAATCATATTAAAAAGAGTTTTCTTAGGTACAACTTTTTCATATCTAATGACGCCATTTAGGTTATGATGAAAATCATAACACACATGGATAATCTGATAATGATCCTTTAACTTGTCAACTAGATGTTGTGCCACTTCCGGATGAATATCACGCGTCCAAGAGTAGTTATCTGCCTGATGATCTTTACCAGGCCCGCCAAATGGTTGAAAGAGTAATATTGGTTTTGTTTTTTGAATCTTAGACAATTCCGGATCAATATAATTAGCCTCGCGCATATTCATAGGTAGGTTTGGTGCTTCACCTTTATAGTCGATGCCAATCATCTTGCACC